CGCAACCGCTTCAACGAATGTCACTGGTACTGTAGCGGTAGCGAATGGCGGGACTGGATCGACTTCAGCATCCGGGGCAAGAACAAATCTCGGTTTGGCAATCGGCTCTGATATTCCATCCACTACCGGAAGCGGTGCTAGTGGCACATGGGGAATCAATATTACCGGCAATGCTGCGACAGCGTCTAATGCTGGAGTCACAAGCGTTAACAGTCAGACCGGGGCTGTAGTCAATACTTCAGTAGATTCAATTGGTAGTTATGTGGTTGCATTCCATGCTGTTACAAATACAAATCAGGGTTGGTCGCTTAGTATTGGGGATACAGTAGCAGGGTCAAATCTTAGGTATAACGTACCAAACATTCCAGCTGCACTCCAACCAGATTTTGATGGTTCAATAACTACAGTTACTACTAGTTTTCCGTCAGGAGGCTCATCTTTATCAGGGACTTGGAGATGTATGGGGCGACCACTAATAACAAACGATAGTGAAAATTTTACTTGGCGTACTGGTCTATTCGTAAGGGTGTCGTGATGGTCACAGAGATCGAGTCTAAATTGAGCGTACACGAAGCGGTCTGTGCTGAGAGATATGCCGGGATCAATGCTCGTCTGAAAAGACTTGAGCAGATACTTATCGGCTCTGCTGGCGCTATCATCATCCTGCTAATCGGTCTTGTTACGAAGATATGATTGAAATTGCTGCTGCTCTTGCTGCTGCTGAGGCGGCTGTTGGAGGCATAAAGAAGGCGATCCAGATCGGTAAGGACGCCAACGAATGCCTTCAAGAGTTCATGCAGCTATTCGATGCGAAAGACGCTGTACAGAAAGCCTCAAACGAAGAACGAGCCAAGCACGAGGGCAAGTCTGCGATGTCGGAAGCGATGGAATCCGTCATTGCTGCTCGCAAGATTACGCAGATGGAAGCCGAGCTAAAAGACTTCTTGTACTGGTCTGGTCAGGCTGATGTCTGGGATGACATCATTCGTGAGCGCAATGCAGTCATTCAAAGACGGAAAGCTGCGGAGTTAGCAGCACAAAAGGCGGCAGAGCTAAAGATCAAGAAGCGCAAAGAGATTGGCTTGATCGGTATTACGGTCTTTCTTGGTGGGTTAATTCTCTATCACTTAGTGCAGTACATCATTAGCGCATGGCCCGAATAAAGGCACTCGTGTTTTTCTTCATCATGCTAACGCTTGTGGTTATGCTTTTAGCGGAGATTGCGGAATGACGACAGAAGAAATTGAGGTTAGGACTTGGACTGTCGTAGTCTTGACTCTAAACTTTATTCTGCTTGGTAGTGTCGGAGCTATCCTGTACGGGGTGATGTTTGTTGAGCACGACATGGAGCGGATCAGCCCTATCGACCAGCAGTTTTTGAGCATTCTTAAAGACATCATGCTGTTATGTATCGGTGCGGTGGGCGGTCTAGTCGGTCGGAAGGGTGCCTATGCCGCTGCCAATCTAATGAAAAAGGACGATGATGCTACCACTCGGCCCACTCCTTGAGGTTGGCGGCAAGATTCTTGATCGAGTCTTGCCTGACCCTGCTGCGGCTGCTAAAGCTAAAGCGGAGCTTGCTCAGTTAGAGCAAAACGGTGAACTTGCAAAGCTGGCCAACGAAACTAAGTTATTTGAGATTGAGCAGAATAACTTAACCGACCGGCTAAAAGCAGACATGGCCAGCGACTCCTGGCTGTCGAAGAACATCCGTCCGATGACGCTGATAGCAATCCTTACAGGATATTTCACGTTTGCGATGATGTCGGCTTTTGGAAAAGATACGAACCAAAACTATGTTGAGCTGCTAGGGCAGTGGGGGATGCTCATTATGAGCTTCTACTTTGGCGGCAGGACGCTTGAGAAAATCATCGACATGAAAGGTAAAAAGTGAAAGAAACCTGGCAGACAGCACTTGACCATGTACTGACGCACGAAGGGGGTTTTGTTCACCACGAAAAAGACCCAGGCGGCGCTACTAACCTCGGGTGTACGAAAACGGTCTGGGAGGAGTGGTGCGGTCACCCTGTCGAGGTTGACGACATCAAGGCTCTGACTCCTGCCGATGTTGCTCCGCTGTATAAAGCTAAATATTGGGATAAGATCAAAGGCGACGAACTGCCATCAGGAGTCGATTATTGCGTGTTTGACGCATCGATTAACTCCGGTGCTGGTCGTGCATCAAAGTGGCTCCAGGAATGCGCTGGAACGCAGCCTGATGGCGTTATTGGGCCGATGACGATAAAGATGGCGCAGTCGATGGTTGCGACTGATCTAATCAATCTGTACTGCGATAAACGTCTTGCATTCCTGAAAGAACTCAAGACCTGGGAGACGTTTGGAAAGGGGTGGGAGCGGCGTGTTGAAGAAGTCCGCTCCCATGCACTCAAAATGGCGGGATAGAGTCTAGGTGCGCTTTGAGGGTTCCGACTGGATTCAGTGCTGACTGAGGTACAAAATACGCTTCTGGTCTATTGTTGAATGTTTTAAACCATTTGTTGTTTTTTGCTGATTTGCCTACGATCCAACCCCTAACGACAAATTCAGGTGATACGCCTGTAACAAGCACAAAAATCTCATCGTCCTTATCGTTTCGTCTGACTATTAGTCCCCAATCGTGATTTGATGATGTCCTGACCTGAATGTTTGGTTGTAGGTCTGGCGCTGAGAATGTGTTAACCCCGCCATCCCAGAATAGATTGAGCGCTTTAGCCGCTGCAAGCTCCCCGCACGCTCCTTCGATGTTGATCGTCCAGGTGTCGGTTGCGCCATGAGCCTGCTTTAGCCCTATCGATGCGATGTGGCGACGACAGCCGATTAAAGCTGCCATCGCCCACTCGCTGTTAGTCAACTTGACTTTCAAAACGGCAGATCGCTATCAGGCTTAGGCTTAGGCTCTGCCAGCGTTGCCCAGCCATCCCAGCCGACAGGGACAGCCTCCAGTTTCATTGACAAACCTTTCGGTGTTTGCATGACGACACCGATTTTCTGCCAGCGTTTTTTCTCCTCTCCACGCTGGTTGGTGTAGGTTCCGGTTGTTGCGATTAGTTCATAAGCGATTGGCATTCATTTTCTCCATTAATGTTTCGGCTTCCTTCAAAAACTCGATAACCTTCTGCTCAAACTGTTCGATGATCTCCTCTGTCGGTTGGAAACGTGCGACGTACAACTGTAAGTGCTCTGGAAAACGGTCATCGAATGACACGAAATCCACCCACTTGCGACGGGTGCAAGACAACTGTGCCAACATTTGCGGGACGTACTTTGCTGGCGGTTTGCCGGATTGCCAATAGTCGAGGTGTGTCGTTGACCGAGGGCACTTGAGTTCGATGAGACCGTCGTCACCTACTAAACCGTCTGGGCTGGCACCAAACCACTGAATTGTCGGGTGCCGAACAAAACCCACCTCGTCTACAAGCTCACGGCTGGCTTGGTAAGCGGCTCGTGCAACCGGCTCGATGTCAATCCCTCTTTGCATATCAGCATTGATATAACCGTCCTGCTGCCTGTTGGTGAGACGCTCTGTCACGATTTGCGTCAGATATCCTCTGCGAGCTTGTGTGTCCTTGCCAGCAAGAATGTCTGATGCTCGTGAGCCTGTCGCATGACCCAGTCTGTCTGCATACCACTGCTCAGTGCGTTGCTCGATCATTTAAGTTCCATTGTATTTTCATGATTTCGTTAAAAATTTCTGCTGTGCGTTGCATGACGCTACGCAATTCCTCACTCGACAAACCTTCTGGACCTTTGACGCAAAGTTCCATCACGTTTGCAAAATAAATTGCTATTTCTCCTTGATCGCTTAAGACAATTTGTTGAAGCAAATCTTTTTTTTCTTCCATTGTGAGTTCGTTCATTACCGATCTCCAGCTATGTAACGATTAAAATAATCAAGTGATTGCTCCTCTAATGCTTCCTCGTGTTCTTGAAGTGTTTGATCGTCAAATCTCAACACTCGTTGATTCCGACCTGACCTAGCACGACGCACTCCGCAGGCCCATATAAAGCCCTTGCGGGTCATCTGAGCGATTCTAGGCGTGATCGAGTTCAGGGCGATGCCTGGGAGCCTGTCGCCTAATTCTTCGGCTGTCAGACCGTTAGGAGCCTTTTTAATCTCCTCCAGAATGATGAGTTCCAGCCTGCTCGCATCGACGGAGTGTGCGGCCTGATGCGAGGTTTGCGTGTCT